TCTCCGCACAGAAGGCCATCCGCACCGCTAAAGCAGAGGTGGAGCAGGACGCGGGTGGTTATATATGACTTGGTGAGCACATTTCCCCATCGACTATACAGACGCATGAATAAGTATGCACTACAGACAGCACGTTTACACCCCGCTTTGGTAGAGCACCAACTTTGTGCACTCCCTCACGGTCGCTCGCTTCGCTCGCTCCCTGCGCGCGCCCGCTTTGTACCCTCCCTAGGCTTCACTCGTTTCGCTCGCTCCTACGCATGCAACAAAAGTGCATGTTCCGTACAAGCACATATAATGTATATTTACACAGACAAAGAAAAGCACCCCACCCGTAGGCGAGGTGCTGTTGAGTTAAATTGCAGTGACAGGCGGGAAACCAGACCCCCACCCTGCCGTGAAGAAGGCAAGCTCGATAGACATATTGGTGATGGTTCCAGAACCAAAAAGAGGAGTGATACCGTAAACTGAAACAATACCAGTCGGTGCAATTGTGATAGAAACAAGTGCAGATGTGTTCGTTCCAGTACCAATATTACCGCCGCGATAATACTGAGTCGTGGAGGGTCGATAACCTTCCGGAAGAACAAACAACGTATCATTCACAAGAATATTTGCCGAGCCCTTTGTCAAATATCCTTCAAACTCCATAAGACCTAGCTTCTTATTAGCGCTAAAGTAAACAGCAGGAGAAGTTGAGAACGCTGCGGCAGGAGTTATTTGCGATACTACCCAGCCTTCAATGGCTGTATTGAGGCTAGCAATATTCCCTGTGTTCACTGAAGTACTTGTCTCGTTCGCTAGTACACGAGCAGAAAGCAGAGATATATCGTTTTCATTCTTAGCAGCAGCATTCGCGTTAGCTTTCATTCGCGTGTCTATCGTAGAGTAAGCGCTATTTGCGTCACCGAGATAGGTCGGCTTGTCGGTCGCGATATACTGAGGTAGGCCATAGTTTGGGGTGCTATTCGTAAAAGGCATAATTTGTCTCCTTTTCTTGTATATTCTAGGCAGGAATGCCTGAATAGTCAAAGTTATAAGCGGTCAATTTCTTTGAGTCAAAGCCTTGCGCAGTAAGCTCCAACGCGTCAAACGAGCCAGCAGAAATACCTCCCTGATGCAAACCTGCCAACTCGTTAAGTGCCTGCTGTACGGTAATAACATCGCCACTGATAGGGCTTCGGACAGTGCCACCCTGCGCTAGAGTTGAATCGATTCGTCTGGTAAGGGACAATTCGGTCTCATTGGTGTACGAAGTAGCGTTTAAATAAACCTGGGCCGACTGCGTGTCAGCATAAACTCGCAACTCGTCAACTCTCCGTTGAAGCAGAGCGGTTTGAGCAGAAAACCGAACGTCAACACTAAGACTTAATTCATCAAGCTGCGCCTGAACCGGGAGAAGTTGGCTTTGGACGTACTCTTGCACGTACTCGGTTGTTACGCCGGGGAGTTTTTGAATCTCTTCCGTTATTCGCTGCACCTCTTTTGCAATTTCACAAAGCTGCGCCGCATACGTCAGAGCTGTGCTGTAAGATGGGGACATGCTGGGGATAGGGGGAACGCAATACATCTCATCACCTCCTTAAATTCCCGTGAAATCATATGCAAATGCACTCAAGTGCAAGTCATCGAATGCGGATGCTGTTAATTCAGCAGCATCAAACGCTTCTGCCGTAGGCGCGGACTGGTGTAGCCCAGCCAAATCATTGATTATAAATTGAACAGGGTCAAGCTCGCCTGTAACCAAGTTGCGGAGAGGAACATCATCCAAGTGGATAGAATCGAGTCGCTTGTTTACACGGCTGGTCATTTCATCTGTGCGATGGTTAGCTTTCTCGTAAGCCACCAGAAAAACTCTATCCATATATGCAGAAACAAGTTCTACCATGTCGGCGATAGCCGTCTCGCTTTCGTCAAAACGGCCTGAAACGCTTACACCGAGTTCATCCAGCCTATTCAGGATTACCGATAATTGAGTTGCAACGTAGAACGTTATCCACTCGTATGACGCTTCCGAGTGCCGAGCCAGCGTATCAGCAGCTTCCTGCACTTGCGCCATTAAAATGATTATTTTTTCTTCATTGCTTAAATCGGCATCGTATGCCGTGGGGATTATAGGGAATTTAACTTTGCATGGCATCTAATTCCCTCCTTTACCAAATTTGCATGAACAATGGTTCTAGCTCTTCAATAATCTGTGAATCAATGTTTAGGAACGTTTCCCGGAACTCTTTAAGCATCTGCGCGTCTGTACGTCCAGCATTGTTTCCAGCTATCTTTTTAAAATAGTGGTCGGTGCTGTCCGTCGTATTATTCGCCGACGATGTTGAACCGGATGTCGTTTTTCCTATCATCGCGTTTGTAGCATAAACCTCATTTTCAATGCTTGGCATCGACAGAAGTCCCTGCGGCGTGTTGCTTGACACATCTCGACTACTTCCCGTTCCGTCAGCCCGCGCTGTGCTGTCACTGGCAGCTTTTCCCTCGCGGTCATATTCTTCAGTGTAATCCATTCGTGTCAAAGCTTGAATCGGTAACAGCTCGCTCTTATAAAGCTGGTTATAATAAACCATTATTTCACACATTTTCCGGGACATAAACCTTGCAAACAGGGCAGGAGTTTCAAGACCTATTTCCCGAAAAGCGTAGTGCTCAATGATTTTATTATTTAAGATTGGCCGGTAATCTTCATCAAAGATAGGGTAAATGGACAAGCCCAAGTCATAGCCCGCTTCCTCTAATGAGTGCAACTCAACTGTATAGCGTGCCACTACCTCACCTCCAAATCAAGGTTTTCTTCGCGGCGCACAACATAATCTTCTCCGTCATATTCCTCCACGGGAACGTTGTTAATCATATTAGTGTTAAACTCAACAGACACGTTAAGACCGAACATTTCGTTAATCTGCCTTGCCGCCTGTCTGCGTCCGTTCAGCATGATTGTTCTCTGCGCTTCGACTTCACCGAGGTTGCTTGTGACTTCCGCGCCTACTTTTCTTTCCTTTTTCGGTGTGCTGTCGTTCTCGATGCCGTAGAATGTCATTGCTTCGTTTATTTTTACTCTTTTCAATTCTTCAAGCTTATCGGCAACGAACGGCGCGTCAGTTTTCAAAACAGTGAAATCCTCAGCCTTGAACCCGCCCTTATTACCGTAAATCACAGGCATGTTTCCAGAATAATTCTTGTAAACGTTCATCATTGTCAATTTCTGGCTTTCCTCACACAAGATAAGCGTAGGTGTTTTCTGCTGTGCAACGTTCACGTCTATCGTGCGGTCGATGTCGGCAACCCTCTGTGCGTAAAGCTGTGTCGTGCGGAAAGACGGCTGACGGAGATAGTTATTGAAGATGATAACACTGTTATCCGGGTTTAGAACCTTGTTGTATCCGTTCACGGCGTAAGCCCTGCGATACTTGGGAATCCGATAAACGTTCAGTTCCCCGCCTATCATGCATTGAAGCGCGAGAAAGTCATCCATTTCCTTATCTTTGAAGAAAATCGCCATTCCGTCACAGAAAAGCGTGTATTCGAGAAAACGCTCATCAATCGTGTCTGGCAAACCGTTCCATTTGAACATGTTAATTGCTAGCTCTTGAAAACGATAGAACCAGTCGCAAAATGTCGCGTCATTCATCTGCGCACTTTCCATAAACTGCTTGTGCTGCAAGCTGGGGTTTGAGTATTTAGGCATCGTGTCACCTCCTATACAATACTATTTTCGCCGCCGTAGTTTCCTACAACGTCCGTGTGCCAATATGTTATACCGTTTTTCAAAATCCTTTTTATCTCTGCCAAGTCCTCAACAGGGATACTGCCAAAGATGTTCGCCGTCCCGGCCTTGATATAATTCCAACGTTCCCGGCTCTTTGTGTTAGGCCGCTTAACCTCGTTCACGCGGTACCCAAACATCGTGAAGTAATCGTCGATACGCTGCACGAACTCACGACGGATAGTACGTGGGAACATGTAGAGATAGTGCTGTCCGTTTGCAAAGTAACTGGCAGAGCTTGCCGTGCTGCCTTGTGCGCTGTCCGGGATGATTTTGTGCTGCTCCATGCTAACAAGATTCTGCCCCACGGTATCAAGAACCGACATAGCACTCCCAAGCGCTCCAGCAATGTTTCCTTGTAAAGCATTAGCAACGACATTAACTGAACTCTTTGCAGCACCCGCATAAACTTGATAGTTCATTCCGAGGATGTTCTGCGCGTACCAGTTTTTGTAGTTGTCGTTAATCCACGAACACGTGGGATAAGGCGCCATCTGTATTCCATCATCCAGTGCCTTGTCAAGCCCCTTGTAGTAGTTCGGAACTGCTACGATAGGAGCAGAGCCGCCGAGTGTGCTGAACACTGTAAACATGGCAGAATAGTATTTGAACATCTCGTAGCGGTACTCTTTAGCACCCATGCCGCTTGCGTAAACCTCTAAGCAGCGGTACGGGTAGCAGTACGTCTTGTTGTTTTTCGGTGTTACTCCGTCCATTGGAGCGAACGGGTCTAACAACTGCCCACCCTCGATATGGTGTGTTGTATCTGAATTTATCCACCCGCTGCCCGGAGACGCTTCAAGAATGCCCAGCAGCTCCAGCGGATACATGAAAATTGAGACAATCGCGGCACCCTTTCCGGCTTCACTGTACTTCTCCACCAAGTCGCGCATGTCATCAGCGCTTTCTTTCTTCGCGTAGAAGTAGGATACGCCGTTAAAAGTGTTATCGAGCATTGCAACCGCGCTTCCCCCGTCAAGCCGTTCAGACACGCCCATGACGATTCCCGGCGTTAAAGTCACCACATCACCGTACCCGGCAACCACACCAGTGTTATAAATGTATTCGCCAGTTTCCAGATTTTCCGGAACCTGATTCTTTCCGAACGTGTCATCCGACACATGCTCGCGCTCTATGAAACTGTCACGCCAGCTCCAGTCGAACTGCCACGTTTGCATGACGTCGAGCTGAAAGTGCAACCGCGTGTTGCTGGGGTTGTCGTACTCTACCTTATTAATAAAGGCGTAGAACCACTTGTTTCCGAAATCCGGATTCTGCCACATGAGGTAGTTGCAGTCGAAATATCGGTCAGCAGCATCTGGGGCGTTAAAAATTCCCTCTGTTCTCTGGTACGTCTGATTCGTGAACGTGAACTTTACTTTTGTGATAAAGTACGCAAGCTGCGCGGCTCTGTCGGCGAAGTCCATCGTATTTTCATAGGTGTTATCCAGAGGAACGCCCCTTAGCACTCTAACGGTGCCCGTAGGTGTAAAAACCATGTTGTCTCCTTTCTGGGAAATTCCCCGCCCGGCCACCACAACCGGACGGGGCTGTTTCCTCTATAATGTTTACGCGCTTACGGTGATAGTCGCGGTGTCGGCCTTTGTGCCGTTAACCACGCTCGTGGCCGTCACGGTGATGGTTGCAGCTGTTTCGTCCTTATCAACAACCAGCAGACCCGTCGGGCTGATAGCCGTGTTAGCGCTGGCCTGACCGGAGATAGTCCACACAACAGACGTGGAAGCGAGACCGGTAATCACAACGTCAGCTTTCAGCTGCAAGCTTTTGCCTGGGGCAACAGTAGCCTTAGCGGGGGAAACCGTCACGCTGGCAACGTCGTTGACCGCGCTTGTGAACGCGATGGAGGGCATGTAGGGCGACACAGAGAACGTGCTCCACTTGTGGAAATAGTAGTTCCAGTACAGACCCTGACCGTTGTACTGTTCGGTAAAGTTGAAGAAGTTGTCGTACACTTGGAACCAGTCCCGATGCACAAGAGCGCCCGTAATGGTGCCGAGAGTTTCCAACTCAGTTTCCGTGAACGCCTTGTAGTTGCCAGACGTGTCATCCGCAAACAGCAGATTCATGCGGGCAATTTCACCAGCAGACGGACGGAATGAGTTAATCAACACACGGTGGCCGAGGAACTCTGCCTTACCCATGTTGAAAGCGCTTGCAAGGACTTCAACGTCCATGATAGCGTCAGCGTCAGCCGAAAGAATAAGATACTGTTCATCCTTTGTGGCGTAGTTGTCAACGCCAGCCGCGTTGTAATCGGCACTCAAGAACTCCAGCTGATTGGAATAGCTCTTAAACGTGGCCGCGAGCGAATGCATGTTGGCAGCAGAGATAGCCGGAGTATTAACTGCCGTCATGTTGCCGTTAAGAGCGGCGCGGCAGAGCATGTATTTCATTGTCAGGAACTCATCCTGATTCGCCGCGGTGTACATAGCATCGACGATACGGCCAATCAAATCAGAGATACCCTGCCAAGACAGGAACGCCTGCCGCAGCTGGTCGTTGCTCACGGTACTCTTGTAGAACTTCTGATAATTCAGAATGTGGAACGCTGCGCGCACGTCGGGAATCTCACGTTTGAAAACTGTCGTTTCCGCTTTCTGCGGGTCGAACGTGAAAGGCTTCGCAAGGTTGACGTAAATCTCTTCAATCGTCTCACCGTATTCCAGCAAACCCTTTTTGAACATCGCCCACGGATTTTCATACAGGCGAGACATGATGATAACGCGGCCGATACGGTTTACAAGAGCATTCAGAAACTCATTCTGAAACGCCGGGTACTGATTGATGATAGCGCCGATAGCACGAACGCTTTCGTTTGTCGGTTCCGGAGTGGGGATAGCTGCACGGAAAGCAGCGGAGACTGGGGACGTTTCATCGTTTACGATTGCGGACATGACGGCTACGCCGTCGGGAGTCTTCAAACCAGTTTTAGGAGTAGTAGCCATTATTTAGCCCTCTTTTCTTTCAAATAATTGTGCGAAAGTCTGGACGGTGCCGTCTCGTTTAACGTCGTCCTTGACTTCCTCTTTTACTTCTGCGGCGCCAGAAAAGAACGTATCATGAAACTTTTTCTTCCATGTATCATTTTGCTCAAGCATTGCCGCCTGCGTTGCGAGCGCTTCGTCTTTCCACTGGATGGCGGTTTTTCCCTCAATAACTACGTTCTCGGGGTCAGCCTTTGCTTCATACTCGTCGTAGAAAGACTTAATTTCATTCATGGCTCCGAACACCTTATCAGGCTCGCCGCCGCCGGAGATTGTTTCAAGGCGCGCCATGAATTCTTCTCTTGTCATTCGTCTTCTCCTTTCTCTTTGCGTTGCAGAAGAATGTCAACCAGCATCTTAATAACCGTTGTGTTATTCTCCACGGCCGCTTTGACTTCTCCGAGTGTCTGCTCCGTTTTCTTGTCGGCATCTTCTGTGCGCTTAATTTCTGCTTTCTTTGTGTACATGACGTAAGCGCCCATAGCGATACACGCCGCGATTGGAAACCCAACACCGTTAATTAACTGGATAATGGCATCCATTGACATTTTATCGCCCCTTTCCTTATTTTATTATCCTGCCCTATAATACATTATAACATGGGAAAGTGATGCTGTCAAGCAAAATAACCAAAATTCTCTTGCATTCTTTGTGCACTATTTCATGTAGAAAAGGCTTGCAATCGGGCGCAGAACATGCTATAATATAGACAGTGAAAGAGACAGAGACACACAAGCAACCCGCCCCGGAGGTCACGAGGGCAGAAAGAGAGGGAATCATGAATCTCAACAGTTTATACAAAATGATAAAAGAGGAAAAGATTCATTTAAGTCGTGCGAAAGAATTGCAAGTGAAATTCCCGGATGTGTTAAATCCTCAAACACTTGAATATGTAGAAAATTATCTTAATCGCTTAATCAAAGAATACAAAGCAATGGGAGGTAAAAGACATGTTTAATAAAGAAATTCATCCCCTGAATCTTTCCCAGTGCTGGGATCTTGTAAACCGTTGCGACACGCATGAGAAAATCGCGTGCGCTGAAAAGTGGCTGTTGAAAGCCGATGTTACGATAGACGATTATGACGACCTTATGAATGCGCTTGCATATTTGTCGCGTGAACTTTACAGCCGTCGGATTGTCTGAAAAGGAGAGAAAGAAAATGACAAAATTTGATGATTTCATCGAGAACGCTTCCCGGCTGACCTTTGAAGCGTATGACGATTACACGCTGGAGGAAATGGCGAACCGGCTTTCATTCAAAATCTTTGAGTGCCGCTCTGTGTTCCGCAGTCTGCCAAAGAATACCCGAATGCTTTACATCATAGCATACAACGAGACGATACACGAGATTAGACGGAGGTACGAACGATGACAGCAGGTGAAGCGCTCCAAGCCGTGGGCTGGGTTTTCCTTGGCTATTCGGTTATAAACATCACTTTAATGCTTCTGGTTGCGAAAGACCAGAACAATAACAGGAGGAAAAATAAATGACTACTTTTGAAGTGAAACGACTGCAAGCACTCTATCAGCTCCGGCTCGATATCGTGGAAAAGGCATTGCAAGAACAATGGAGCAGCCAGCGGCTATGCATTGCACAGGCCAAGCGCGACATGATGGAGAAAGTCTTTGACGTGCTGGGGGTGCAGTACGATGAGTAACGAGGCGTTTGTTGCACTGCTGGATGAAGCATACAATTTCATCGTTAGCGTCTATTTGGACAGAATGCTGGAAACATCTGTTTCTGCACTGAATATGGGGCGGGTGAAAATGAATAAAAACTATGGTGAGTGGGAGGAAACCGACTTCAAGAAGTGGGCAGCTGAATTGTACCGGGCATACTTCAAGAAGTGGGCAACTGAACTCTATCGGGCATGGCTTGCGGGCGGCAAAGAAGCGCTGGACGCTGCCATTGAGAACCGTGAACAGATGGAGGGCGAAAATGAGTAATGAAGCGTTTGTTGCGCTGCTGGATGAAGCGTACGACTTTATCACTCGCGACTATTTAGAAAGAATGCTGGAAACAACTGTTTCCGCGCTGAATATGGGGTGCTTGAAAATGAATCTGAAATATGATGATTTGGAAGATGCAGACTTTAAACAGTTTGCAACTAAAATGTACAGGTCATGGCTTACGGGAGGTAAAAAAGCGCTGGAAGCTGTCATTGAGAACCGCGAACAGACGGAGGGCGAAAATGAGTAATGCAGACATCAAGTTGTGCTTCAAAATGATTGACCTTGAATCAGCTAAGTATGAAGTGTTCAAAAATGATGGTGGGTATATCCTTGCTAATAATGTGCTTCACGCAAGGCGCGGGATGCAGCAGATGCTCGCTGCACTGCTGAACGTGCCTGTAGAAAGGCTTGAAGAAATCCGGAAAATAAGTTGAGGAAAATGCTTGACAACGACCTTAAAACATGGTATACTGATAGCAGTGAAAAGGCCGGGGAACTCCACTGAAGAGCCTGTAACACCCGGCGAAAGGGCGAAAGCCCTCTGGTGGCCTTTTCACCACATTAAATAAAAGGAGACAAAGCAATGAGTAAAATGTTTACGCGCACCGTCACCACAGGTACTACCGCCCGCTTTATCGAGTGGGACATGAGCGGCACCGTCCCCATGATTATTCAAGAAGATGAGTTCATCATCGACAAGGTACTGAAAGACAAGACGAAAGCCGCACGTATCATCAAGAGGGAACTTGCGCTGGAGGGCGTTGTAGTTGTGCAGGACTTGCGGCCCAAGACAAAGACCTACACTTGCAGCCTTGAAGACTTCATTGGAATCGCAACCGAAGTCGAAGAGTAAACCGCACTCGTCCAAATAAAATTTTATCAGCTGGGCTAACGGCTTAACGGGCAGAAAGAGGAACTAACATGGCTTATAATAAGAATACCGAGAAAAAAGTGCACGTGGATACCGTTTTCGATGTAAAGGGCGAGCTGGTATTCTGGGTAAAAAAGAACAAGAATGGGAAGCTTTTCGCTTCAACCGGTGTGAAAGACGTTGACGGAAGTCGAATGTTTTATACCATTAATTTCCGAAAAAATGTAGACCTGGCAGACTTTGACGAGGGAATGAACAAAATCACCGTGAAATCCGGTTTCATCAGCTGCTACAAGTACGGGGACAGCGTCGGCGCTAGAATTATGGTAGTCGACTTCGAGTAAAAATTCACTGAATAAATGAAAGGAGATGGCCGGGGTAAATAAACGCCCCGGCCTATTTTTAACTATGAGAGTTTTAGTGGCTTGCGAAGAAAGCCAGGCAGTGACAAAAGAGCTTCGGAGGTTAGGCCATGAAGCATTCAGTTGCGACATTGAACCCTGTAGCGGAGGGCACCCAGAGTGGCATTTGCAAGAAGATGTAACACCGCTGTTAAAACAACGCTGGGACATGATTATCGCATTTCCTCCCTGTACTCATCTTGCGGTCAGCGGTGCGGCATGGTTTGAACAGAAACGAAAGGATGGTAGGCAACAGGCGGCCATTGACTTCTTTATGCTGTTTGTAAACGCAGAATGTGAACGGATTGCTATCGAAAATCCTGTAGGCATAATGTCAACCATTTACAAGAAACCGAGCCAGATAGTACAGCCTTACGAATACGGTCACATGGAACAGAAAAAGACCTGTTTATGGCTGAAAGGGCTCCCATTGTTACAACCGACAAATAATGTCTATGCCCAGATGATGGAGCTACCTAAAAATAAGCGTGAGAGATTGCATTATCTCCCACCTAGTCCAGAAAGGGCGAAGCTGAGAAGTAAAACATTCCCCGGCATTGCAAAAGCCATGGCTGAACAGTGGGCGGGAGCAAATAAGGAGGGGCTATAATGGGTGCAACACGAAACGGCATCTACTACGACTTGAGGGAAAGCATCTTTATATTCAACACGGGAGACCTTGACAAGGAAATTGAGTTGCGTTTTTCCAGCTTGCGCAACTTGCAGAGGTATCTGCTGGGAGTTGAGGACCATATCGAGAACATCGACAAGAAACTTTCCAACATGCTGGGCATTGAAGTGCACAACGAAACAATGGGACTTTTGTCTTACTACTTTCAAATTGAGAAGCGCGGTTGTTATATCCGCGCCGGTGAGGAGGTTATTTTGTGGCAAAACGAAGTTACTTTACAGGGCGAGAACGTGACGCGAAAGACGTCAGAAACGCTGTAGAACGATTCAATCGGGCAGTGGAGAGGGCGGCACAGACCGCCCCCGCCCAACTGGCACAGTACCTACCGGATAAGCTGGTGCTAGGGGAAGTTAAGAAGAATATCGCAAGCAAGGATGACCTGGAATACTTCATGCGGTCAGTCTCGCACGCTGCCGAGCCGGACGCATTCACTTTCGTTCCTACGGAAAACAGCTTCACAACAAAGCTGGATTTAATCAGGGCGCAAGAGGGTGTTGAGCATGTCAACGCTGCCAGAGCAAAGCGGGCAGAAGAAGCGCGGAAAGAGGGAAACACAAACGCCACAAAAACAGAGATAAAGAGACAGAACCTTGACCCGATAGATTACAACCCGCTGAATAAGTCTAACAAGGAAATAAAGAGGTTTATTAACCTTATCAGCCGACTTGACACAGATGCAGACCGGTACAGCAAGTCAGAACTCTACAAGCGAAATTATTTGAAAGCGGCAGAAAATGAGATGGGGAAGAGAGCCGCCCGAAAGTTGGAGAACGCTATCAGGGGGATGACCGGTCAAGAAGTATATGATGCAGTTTTCGCTGACCCTCTTTTACACATTGACACACTTTATCTTAGCGAATACTATGAGCAACAAATGTTCCTGGACAGAATTCTTGCGAGATGGGGACAATACGGGTATGATTCTAACAGCTGACTTTGAAACGACAACAGAAGCGCCCGCAAGAGTGTGGGCGACAGGGTTGTGTGAAATAGCGAATCCTGACAATTTCATATACGGTAACAGCATAGACTGGCTTTTCGATTGGCTGATTGGCAGCGAAGAAAGCCACACGCTCTATTTTCACAACTTGCGTTTCGATGGCCAGTTTATTCTGTTCTACCTGTTTACTCATGGGTACGAGTGGACAGACAACAGGAATCTAAAGCAAGGGCAATTTAAGACGCTAATATCCGACATGGGCATGTTTTACAGTATCACAGTGTGCTTTGAGGATGGCGGCAGGGATGATAAGAAAGAAGTCACTTTTTTGGATAGCTTGAAAATACTGAATTTCAGCGTAAAGCAGATTGCAAAGGGTTTCGGGCTTCCGATAATGAAAGGCGAAATAGACTACAAGGCAGAGCGACCAGTAGGGCACGAACTCACGCAAGAAGAAGTTGATTATTTAAGAAACGATGTTCAAATAGTTGCAATGGCGCTAGCTGTCCTGTTCAAGCAGGGACTAAAGAAGATGACGGCTGGCAGCAACGCCTTTCACGACTTTAAAACGATATTCGGAAAGAAACGATTTAAAAAGATGTTCCCCGTACCGGAGAACGATAAGGAAATCCGCTATGCATACAAGGGTGGATTCACATATTTGAATCCTGCATTCGCAGAGAAAGAAGTCTTTGACGGACATGTGTTCGACGTGAACAGCCTGTATCCCTCTGTTATGTATTATAAGATGATGCCTTTCGGTGTGCCGAAGCGGTTTACCGGAAAGTATCAGGAAGATGTGTTGTATCCTCTTTACGTCCAGAGGATAAAGTGTCAGTTCGAGCTAAGACCGGGGAAAATCCCTACTATTCAGATAAAGAGGAATCTGGCTTTCATCCCCACGCAGTATCTTTCAGACAGCGGGGACGAAATAGTAGAAATGACCCTCACCAACATTGACTTGAAGTTGTTCTTTGAACAATACGAAGTTTACAACATCGAGTATCTTGACGGATTCAAGTTCATGGGCGCCTATGACCTTTTCAAAGACTATATTGATAAGTGGACAGCAGTTAAAATTGAAAGCACGAAAACGAAAAACGCTGCCATGAGGTCATTGGCTAAGCTGATGTTGAATAGCCTATACGGAAAATTCAGCCTGAATCCGAAAGTGCAAAGCAAAGAACCGTACCTTGACCGCTTGAATAGTGTTGTAAAGTACACGCTGGGACCCGAGGAAGAACGAGAGCCGATATATGTCCCGGTCGGCGCGTTCATCACATCTTACGCCCGAGAGGTTACTATCCGGGCGAGTCAAGCGATAAAGGATTTGAGCATTAATAAATACGGAAAAGACATGTATATCTACAGCGATACGGATAGTATTCACACACTGCTGCCCGTTGAGGACGTGGAGACGATTATCGAAACCTCCGATACAGAGTTGGGCAAGTGGGCACACGAAAGCGACTTTGTAGCAGGGAAGTTCTTACACCAGAAATGCTATTGTGAAGCTGAAATTGTAGGCGATGAGGAATATGATAGCCTGTTCGCCGATGAAGAGACGCGAAGCCGATGCACGATTTTTGACGGAGTGAAAACATTCCTGAAAGTGACATGCGCGGGAATGTCCAGCGGATGTTACAAATATGTGACTTGGGAAAATTTCCGGACGGGCGAAGCGTTTAAGGGAAAATTGCTGCATAATAATGTTGAGGGCGGCGCGATATTAAAAGATGTTGACTTTACCATAAAGTAGTGGTATAATAGTAGTAGGCCCGGAAGAGAAAGAAGCGTTAACAATAATCCCGATGTTACGCGGTGAAACGCGCGGGTGAGTCGCGGGTTTAACAAACTTGACGTTTCCCTCTTTCGGTGCCAATGGAGGTTATTAGATGGATTCAAATATATTCTGGGATATGCGCCGCACCATGTCCTATAATCGGTTTCTTAACTTCATCGTTGGAAACCGCGGCGGCGGCAAAACATACGGATTCAAGAAAATGGCAATTGAGAGATTCATGAACGGAAAAGGGCAGTTTGCCTATATCCGGCGATACCAGACAGAGCTTGACAGCACGCTCCCAACTTTCTTTGACGATATCGCCCCGGCGTTTCCCGACTTGGAGTTGCAGGAAAAAGGTGGGTACTTCCTCATCAACGGTGAAGTAGCGGGAAAGTCATTCGCGCTTAGCACTGCTGCGGGCAAAAAGTCGATTAGCTATCCCGACATTACCCTGATAGGGTTTGACGAATTTTTGATAGAGGTTGGCAGCTATCGTTATTTGAAGAATGAAATATCAGCTTTCACAAACCAGCTTGAGACGATAATCCGAATGCGTGATAATGTAACGGTTTTCTGTATGGCGAACGCAATTTCGATTACAAACCCTTACTTCCTCAACTATGACTTGAAAATGCCGAAACCGGGCGAGATATGGAGAAAGAACAATCTCATTCTTGTTGAGAACGTTGTGAACCCGGAGTTCGTAAAAGCAAAACAGGCTACACGGTTAGGGCAGCTGGTGATGGGAACGAGTGAGGGAGAACACATCATCAACAACGCTTTCTACCTTGACGATAACACATTCATAGAGCCGCGCAGCAAGAACGCCAGAACCTTTATGACGCTAGTTTATATGGGGCAAAATCTCGGCGTCTGGGCAGACATGCAGGAGGGTCGTGTGTGGGTATCTGAAAAGTATGACCCCTCGGCTTTCACCTACGCGCTGACAACGAAAGACCATAGGCCGAACATGCTGCTTGTGACAGCTAACAAGTCGATGTTCAAACGGTGGGTTGTGGAGCCGTTCGAGCAAGGCGCACTACGATTTGAGACGATGAACATTAAAAACAACATCATGCAAGTCATGAAATGGAGGATTTGACATGGCAAAGAAGAAAGTCATCGATGCTTGGTATCTGCAATATGAGATGCTGAAACGGTTCTTTCCGAAAGACGAAGTGCACATGGAGGATAACTTCATGCTTGCGAATAAGCTTGTATTCGCACTTAACATTATCCGTGAAGCTGGAGAGATAACGAGCCGCACGGAAGCGGAGTTGGAAGCAATGGTTAAGAAAACATTCTTTGTAAAGTGGTGATGAAATGGCTTATAGCACTTATTTAACGACGGGCACTTCTGTAAAGGTCACGGCAACATGGCCCTCGTACAGCGACGGAACCCCGCACCGGGGGCAAGATATTGTTGTGTACACGAACCCTGCTTATATTCGCGCTCTGGTTGCTGGCACGGTGCTACGTTCAGAGTTTGGCAGCGGAGGAAATGCAAGCTACGGGAACTTTGTTCAGATTCAGCATTCGGACGGCTCGTGCAGTTTATTTGCTCATCTGGCAAGCCGAAGCGTGGCGGTTGACGATACCGTGGCTCCGGGAGACGTTATCGGAGTCATGGGAAGCACGGGCAACAGCAGCGGGCCTCATGTTCACGTTGAGTATCAGGCAACAGCGTGGGGCACACTGCAAGACCCCTCTTTGATAACAGGTATACCGAATGCTGTCGGCACTTATGAAACGGTATACGGTGGTGGGGGCGGCATTCCTCCTGACCCACCTCCCGGTCCTACACCGACGGATGAATGGACGTTGGTTCTTTCGTCTGTACTGTTCGCAGATGGCCGGGTGAGAATATTCCCCACAAGTAACGATGGCGGCGGCTGGATTTACTTCAATAACAGCCGCTTTTACCGCTCAAGCTATCCGGCACTAGACCATTTTGAAATCTGGGATTCTGGTTACTGGGCGAACTACAACGGGATTGTTTCAATGGACGTGGGTTTGTTCGACGTAAAATCACTAAAAATATAGGGTGGATATTATGTGTATCATGCAATATTGCTACTATGAGGATGATATCACAGTCACATGTGATGATTGCCCATTCTTTATAGCATGGCCTGTTGAGGAAAATTATCTTGACGATTACTATGAAGATTTTGATGATATTTAGAAAGAGGTAAATGAAATGTTGCTGAAAAATTTAGTTGAAGTCCTTGCAGGCTATGACGCTCTTATGATTAGCCTTGAAACCGATAACGGTTACGCTGAACACTTTTACACAAGGGCATGCGAAATCCCAACAAGAGTTCTTGACTGCGAAGTTAAGCGCGTGAAGAAGCGCGGGAATGTGTTCGAGATTGATGTTAATAAATTCGCTTATGCGTTTTTATAAATTTGAAAGTGGAGGTAAATAATGGTAAAGCTTACTGAAATCTTTATCCGAAAGGGGACAGCTGCCCGTCCGGGCAGGGCGATGTCTCCTAAGTTCATCACGATTCACAACACCGCCAACACGAGCAAGGGCGCGGGCGCGCGTAGTCACGCTAGCTATATGACCGTGAACGGTGGACAGAACAAGAGTGTTTCGTATCATTACGTGGTGGACGATTCCGAAATCATCCGGCTGATTCCTGATTCAGAAATCGCATGGCACGCCGGAGACGGTGCAGGGGGTGTTGGCAACTTGCAGAGCATTGCAATTGAGATTTGCGAGAATCCTGAAAGCAATTTGCGCAAAGCTACGGACAATGCAGCGGAGCTTACAGCTCGGCTAATGTCTGACTGGAAAATTCCTATTGCAAACGTGGTGCAACATAACCACTGGAGCGGAAAGAATTGTCCGCGCCGTATCCGCAAGGGCGAGCCGTACAGCTGGGAGCAGTTCAAAAAGACTGTTCAATCGTTCTATGATGCCGGAACGAAGCCGCAGGGCGGCAAGGATACAATTGCTCCAGATGGCGAACTGTTCACCGTTCAGACGGGCGCTTTCAAGAGCAAGCAGAATGCTGAAAAGTACGCTGCTGACTTGAACGCTAAGGGTGTTCCTACTATCATTTCTAAGAAGAAAGTTTAACACACACACACACACATAGCGCACACTCACACTCACACTCAAGACAGCACCTCGCCTACGGGTGGGGTGCTTTTCTTTGTCTGTGTAAATATACATTATATGTGCTTGTACGGAACATGCACTTTTGTTGCATGCGTAGGAGCGAGCGAAACGAGTGAAGCCTAGGGAGGGTACAAAGCGGGCGCGCGCAGGGAGCGAGCGAAGCGAGCGACCGTGAGGGAGTGCACAAAGTTGGTGCTCTACCAAAGCGGGGTGTAAACGTGCTGTCTGTAGTGCATACTTATTCATGCGTCTGTATAGTCGATGGGGAAATGTGCTCACCAAGTCATATATAACCACCCGCGTCCTGCTCCACCTCTGCTTTAGCGGTGCGGATGGCCTTCTGTGCGGAGA